ATAATAACAGATACACTCTTGAAATGGTCAGAATTGATGACAAAGTTAAACAAGTCATTACTGAGATCAAGCTGGAAGAAGCAGCTATTGCTCACAGACAGAATAGCGTTGAAGGCGCTGCTCCACAAGTTTCTGTAGCTACTTAATACAAAAGCTACATCGCTGAAATCGCACTTTTATTACGGGCTCTCTTGCACTCTACTAAAAACTATTATATAAATAATTCACTATACAATTTAAAACGATACGTAGACGCGTATAGTCGACGGCCTAGAGACTATGTATCATAACTAGGAGGATAAAATTATGGCAAACACAACATTTTCAGGACCAGTCCGATCGGAAAACGGTTTTGAACAAGTAACAAAAAACGCAACAACAGGTGCATTCACAGTTGAAGCGACTTACGATACAAGACCTACTTTCAGAGTATCGGTTGATAATTCAACTTTTTCTGGAGCAGGTGGAGCAACTGATACATTAACAACAGCTGAATCTGGAACTACATTTATAGTAAATGGAACAGCAAACAATATAGTT